CTATTTCGCCGGCGCGAGCGGCTTCCAGCCGCAATTCTTCGCGCCGGTCTGGTTGTGCTCGAGGATGGCGCGCGCCGTGGCGTCCGACAGCACGTCGGTCTTGTCGAGGTAGATCGGCCGCGTCCAGCCGCACCCGGTGTCGATCACCTTCGTGCGCGTTTCCACCTGCACGGGCTGCTGAACCGGCGCCGGGCAGCCTGCCAACGCGAGCGCGCTAACGGCGAGTCCAAGGGTCAAGCGCATCCCTCACCTCCTGCGCGGGCATGCCCGCGACATCGTTATCGATCGCGACGCGCGCGGCGCTGGCGTCCGTGCCAGCCTGCGCAGCCGTTGCGGCGGCCTGCGCGTCAGCCGCCTGGCTCTGCGCCGCCTGCGTGGCTGCATGGGCCTCGGCGATCTGGCCGGCGGCGGCCTGCGTCGCCTGCTTCGCGCCCGTCGACTTGCCGTGCAACCAGGCGCCGGCGGCAGCCGCCACGCCACCCAGCAGCGCCAGAATGCCGCCGAGGTGGGCGGCGATGAATGCAGCGATCAGGGTCATGGTCCGATAGTCTCCTGCGCGTTCTGGTGGTATCGCGGCCACGTTTCCGGCCGCGGCTTGCCCGGCCGCCATACGCGCTGATACAGAGCCCAGGCGCCGGCCGTATCGGTCACCGCCGGCAGCACCTTGGGATCGGTGAACAGCAGCAGTCGCGCGACCCCGGCGGCCAGCACGTCATCGGTCGTGAGCGAGCCGTAAATCGCGCCGGGCGTGAACGGCACGCCGCGCACACCGCACAACACGCTCAGCCAATACCGGCTGGCCGGGTGGAGATAGGCGCCCCAGACCCCGCCTCGCGACGCCTGCGTGCCGGGCTCGCACTGCCAGAAACCACGCGCCGGGCCGCCGCCCATCTGGACGCGTGCGACGAAACCCGATTCCTGCTGGCCGATCGACAGCAACATCACACGCGCGGCCGGCGTGTCCATGGCGCCCGGCAGGATGGCGAGGGCCGACGAGATCGGGCCTTCGTTGATGTCGTCGAGCGTCATTGCTTCACCTCGTTGCTCGCCGGCGGTTCATCGCGCCGGCGCACCGCCGTGTATCGCACCACCAGGATCAGGGCGAAGGCCACTAGCGCGGCCCAGCGCTGGATGCCCTGCGGCAGCAGCGCCTTCAAATCCGGCGGCATGGAGTTCCACGCATCAACGATCGCCGGCCCGCATGCCGTCACGATCGCGAAGCTGCCGCTCACGATGACGGTTCCGCGTTTGTGCAAGCCGCGCCAGCCGTCAGCCAATCCGATTCGCCACTTCATCGCGACCACCTCCGCGTGTCCGGCCGCGAGCCGGCGGCGTTGTTCATGAGGTAGTTCCTCACTTCCTTCAGATCCGCGTTGATATCGCGCAGCTTCTCGTCGATGTTGTTGCGCTGGTCGGTCTGGTCCCTTTCGATGCGGCTCATCCGATCGTCCTGCGCGGCGTTCTTCTCCTTGATGGACCGCACGTCGCTGACCAGATCGAAGTAGGAGCGGTTCACGGCGAAGGCCGTGCCGCCCGCCGAGATCGCGGCGGCAAGCACCACGCTGAGGGCTGACCAGTTGACTTGCATGCTCACGGCTCCCCCGTTATCCGATCATCACGACGCTGATTGCCGGCGACGCGCTCCCCGAGCCAGGCGAGAACACGGATTGAACGCTGACGCGCGCGCCCGCCGGGTGGTAATTCTGGGGAGACGGACCGAACACCACCGAGGTCTGCCCGGCGGTGATGACGCCGCCGGCAATCGCGACACCGTTCTTTCGCAGGCTGAACGTCATCGTTTCACCAGCGGGCGGCGGCACATCGACCGTCGCGATCACCTTCAGCGCGTAGCTTTCTTGCACAGCCCAGGCTTCGTTGAGGAAGCCACCACCACCGTTCGCACCGTATTCGACGATCGTTCCCTGCGCCTGGGCGGTCTTGGCAGTCGCGTTGAGCTGGAAAATCGTGGCGTACTTCCCGTAGTTCTGGCTGCCATCAACCCAGCTTCCGTCACCCGCGTATGCTGCCTGGCTCATCCAGTGCGCCGGGTCGTCGATCTGCCACATCAACATCTTGTTGCCCGATGACCCGTTCACTTCCTGGAAGGCCGCCAACGCGACGCCGAACGGCGCTTCGAATTCGATGTTCACCAGGTTGTTGTTGTACGAGTTGTCGAGGATGAGCGCGCAATTGCCGGGCGTTGTGGACTGGAAGTAGCAATGCGTGAACTTCCCGTTCACCGAGCTGCGCTGGTAGAACGTGTGCGATCCTGCGTAATCGAACGTGACGTTGTTCCAGCGGAAGTGCGTGTTGTTGCCCTCGAGCCGCACCACATTGATCTTGGCGTTGTACGGATGCGAATCGGACACGTAGGTCGTTTGCGCATTGACTTCAGCGTAGAGGCAGTAATTGACCTGGAAGAAGCCGTTCATCCAGAAATTGCTGATCGACGAATCGGAATGCCACGAGCCGAGCGCGATGCCCGCGTTCCCCGCCGTCTCCGAATAGATCCGGATGTTGTCGACGCGCACGTCGTGCGCGTAGGTGCCAGAAATCGGGTTCCCGTCCAGCTTCAGCGAGGACAGCCCGACCGGCGTGTCCTTGAACGACACGTCGAGGATGTCCAGCGTCTGACAGAACGAGGTGTCCAGCGTGTTCGCCGTGCCGTGCGTTCCCTCGAAATTCAGGTTCCGGATAGTGCCCTTCGAGTCGAAGCAGTTGATCGACAGGCTGGCGAAGTGAATGCCGCCGCCCATCTGCACCAGCGTGCTGCCCGGCCCCGAGCCGTAGAGCACGAAGCGCAGGAAAAAGGGAATCGTCAGGTCGTCGAACATGAAACGACCTTCGGGAACTTCCCACTGACCGAGGCCGCAATTGAGGCACGCTTGGATTCGGGCGGTGTTGTCGGCCACATCGATGCCGTCGGCGATATCGCCACTGCGCGCACCGAACTGCATGATCGATACCGTGCCCGTGAGCTGCAGGCGCCAGATACCGCCATCGGCGCCGACGATGACGGTGCCGCCGTTGTCCGCGACGCTTCCCGGCGGTGCCGTGTCGTCGAGCCGATAGGTTCCGCCGCCGCCGTCGCACGGCTCGTAGTAGCCGGTAACGAGTACGGTTGTGGTCGAAAGCTTCGAGATCAGGCGCAGCATCGCGATGCTGCTGACCACGGGCACGGTCACCGACCCGATGATCAATTCGATAGCAAACGGGTTGCCGGCGTTGTCGAAGCCGAGCGCCTTGTTCGCGCGGGCGGCGGCCTTGGGCAGTAGCGTGTTCGGCGCGATATCCGACATCGGCACCTGCAGGGCCCGGCCGATCGACGCGGCATGCTGCTGGTCGATCATCGTCAGCTTGTCGAGCGCCTTCTCGGTCGTCTTCGCGGGGAACGCATCGTTTTGCTGGTACTGCGTTTCCTGCGTAACGGGCACGCTACGGAAGATGTGCAGCTTGAATCCGGCGGGGCGCACGGTGAGGGTCGTCAGCGTGCCGCCGTCCGGGTTACCCGCACCCGCAATGCTGAAGTCGCTGCCGAGAAACAACTCGGTCAACGTGCCGTCGGCCGCAATCAAGCTCGCACCGATATGTGCGTCCGCAAGAAAATAGAACGGGATCGAGAAACCGACCGTCGAGCCGTCGGTCGCATAGGTCACGTCTTGCACATCCGAGGCAACAGTCATGGCGCAGCCCTTTCATAGACTGCGCCATGATGAGGGGCATGCGGCGGGAGATTGCCCGTTAATCGCCGTGTGCTACGATCCTGAAAAAACTACCGAGCGGGGGAATCATGGGCTTAAGTCAACGGTGCGCCGCGTTCGCGCTGATGGGGCTTGCATCGACCGTCGCCAGTGCAGCGAACTGGCAGTCAGTAGATACCGTCGAGGCCGATGGGATTCATTTTTTCGTAGACCGAGCATCACTCGTTAAAAACGGCCCTTTCACCAAAGTTTGGGTAAAAGCAAACGCTGATCGGGTTCAGCGGTATTCAACACCGGACGGTCCGCGTTTTTATCGTTCCGCAATTTCCCAATATCTTTTCAAATGTGGCGCGGGGCAAGTAGCTATTGCGCAATCAGTGACCTATAGCGATCTCGATGGCGGTGGCACGCCTATCGATAACATAAAGTACCCCGCCCCCGAGCACGATCTCGCCGAAACCGTTCCTGGATCCGTAGGCGACGGTCTTCTTAAATTCGTTTGTCGTTAATTACCGCTGACTGCCGTAGCCAGGTTCGGCGTGCGCTCCGGCGTGCTCGTGCCGGGCGGCCAGTAGTAATCGTTGTGGTACTGCGTGCGAGACTTCTGCATGTTGCGCGACGTCACCCCCGGCGACAGGTTCTCGGCGATGTTGTCCCAGAGCAGACGGTTCCACACCGTTTTCCAATACCAGAGGTTGATCAGCGGCGTGTTCGACTGCACCACCTTGGCAAGGTCGGCCGCGACGTGCGTGTCTTTCCCTTGGGCTGCGTCGTCGAGGTTGCGCTTGAGCGCGAGCAGCGGCTGCAGTACGGTCGAGACGAGCGGACCGCCGAAGAAGCTGGCGATCACGTCGTTCGCCTGGGTGCTGGTCAAGGTCGAGTTGAGCAGGTCACCCGCGAAGCCCGCGCCGCCGCCCGTCGAGAACGCCCGCAGCCAGAAGCCGGCGCCGTGTTTCAGGTCGTCGGCCATCGGCTCGGGATCCTTGCCGGCGAGCAGGTTTTTGATCTGCTGCGTGATCGCGCCGATCAGTGTGGTGCTCACCACCAGGGCCGCGCCGTAGGCCAGCGGGCTCGCCAGCAGCGGCGCGCCGTCGGTGCGGTAATCGCCCGAGCGGCGCATTTCGCCGAGCCGCCCCCAATGCCGCGAGATCATTGCGATCGGGAACGACTTGAACTGCAGGAACGTCTTCTGCAGCTCCCCCACGGCCGTGCCCGGCGTCGCGGCAGCGATCACCTTGGTGCGCAGGTCAGGATTGAGCACCGCGAACTCGCCTTCGTCCCGGATCAGGCCGAGCAGCTTTGGCACGATGGCCTGCGCCCGCGCATCGCCGGTCGCGTAGAGCGCATCCGGCGTCAGGTAAGACGCGCCGTTGTAGCTGCTCGGCGCGGCCTGGTTGACCAGGTTCCAATCGTCCTCGGTGAAGCCCGAACGTGTCAGCGAGCGCCGATCCCATTCGGTCAGGTCCGCCCACGGTTTGCGCCCGATCTCGGCGAGGCCGCGCATCATGTTGGCCTGGAAGGCAGTACGCAGCGCGTCCGTCCAGCCGGTGACGCCGCCGAATTTCATCGTCGCGGCCGACAGGTTCCGGGCCCAATTGGTCGCCAGGTTGTCGGTGCCCCAGCGATTCAAGCCATGCTCGAGCGTCTCGGCGATCAGTCCCTGGCTCGACAGCCAGTCGCGGTAATCCTTCGAGCCGGGCGCGGCCAGACGGGCGGCCGTCGCGAGCGTGCGGAAAAACGGCACCTTGTTGTAGCCGGCCGTCACGAACGTCGTGCCGACGTCGCCCAGCGCCGCCAGGAGCGTGCCCTGCAGCTTCACGGCGCTGACCGTTGTGCGCAGCGTCTCCATGCGCCGGGCCAGTGCCGGATTGACCGGCGTGTTCGTCGTGCCGTTAACGTAGTTCCAATAGGCACCGATCGACGTGAAACCACCTTCGAGCGTGCGCAGTTCCGTCTTGTCGTGCGTGGCGGTGAGCTGCATCTGCGTGCGCATGTTGCGCGTCGGGTTCGGGCCGTAGCGCTCGACGAGTGCGATGTTCTTCGCCATGCCGCCGACGTGATCGATCAGCGCGTTCAGCAGCGAACCTTCGCCGTAGGTGCGGTTGTACTCGATATGCGCATCGGCGTCGCGGAAGTGCAGCACGCGGTGCTGCGAGCCGGCGTTCGCGCGCGCGGCGGCGCCAGTTGTTTCGCCTGGGGTGATCTTGTTCACGCCGCCATAGGCGATCGTGTCCCAGACGCCTTGCTTGCGCGGCGCCACGCCCTGCCCGCGTGCGGCGGCGTTCTGGCGCTCCCACGGCTCGCGATCTTCTCCGGTCAGCACCCGCCGAAGTGCCGCATCGTCCAGCGGATTGCCGGCGTCGTCCAGATATTGCGAGCGGTCTAGACGCGGCAGCACGAAGTCCGCCCAGGCGTGGCGCGCCGCATCCGAGCCGTTGCCCAGGATCTTCACCTGCGAGTGACGGATCGGGACGTAGCCATAGTCGAGCTGGCCGACGTTGCCGCCGGCCCGGTTGAAGCGCTCGCGCATCGCGTTCGACGTGTTGCCGATCTGCTCGGCCGCCGCCTTCGCCACATCGTTGCCGGTCGAGCCATCAGCGCGTCGGTAGATTTCGCGGATGATGTCGCGTTCCATCGCCGGGTTATCGACGTCGAATGCGCGCGCGAGGATGTTCTGCCCGTGCTTCATCGCGTCGATCGCGTCCATCGTGTTGCGCATGTAGTCGGCCTTGATCCCGCCGGCCAGCTCGTAGGTGCGCTCGATGTCCGCTTTCACCACTTTCTCGCGGGCCCGCTTCGCATACGCGCGATCAGGGTCAGCAAACAACGCTTCCTGGATGCGGTCAGTCGTCTCGATCTGCTTCGCGACTTGCAGGCGCTTGCGCGCGGCGTCGAGATTGGCCTCGTTCTCGAGCTGCTGCCGTGCCCAATCGGCGCCGGCCTGGACACGCTCGGCCTCGCTCAGTGTGCTCCACGTGGCGGGGTCCCGTCGGGAGACAGACCGCATACCCGCGCGCACGCGGTTCTCGATGTCGTCAAGTTCGGCCTTGGTCAACTTCCGACCGGCCGCCTGCTCGACAGCCGCTGCGCATTTCGCGTGCATGGTTACCCCAGCGTGGTGATGAAGCAGTTCGCGGCCACGTCAAACAGCTTGGCGTCCTGCAGGTTCAAGGCGTGCTCATCGTCGATCTGCTGCACGATGTCGGCGAGGCGCCCGGTTTGCTCGCCGGTGGCGGTGTCGATCGTCACTTCGAGATCGGGGTTGATCGCCGCTGCATCGCGCAGGCCGGCATCGATCGACGATTCGTAGCCGGCCGCCGAGGTTGCGCTCGGTGGCGCGCTGCCTGCTTCGGTCACGCCCGGCGGCGTCTCGCGCGCGGCAGCGGCAATCGGATCGGCACGCGGCGCGGCCGGCACGTCCGGGGGTTCGCGCTGCGCGCGCGCGATCCGCGACACGAAGTCGGCCAGTTGCGTGCGGCGCGTGGCCGGCACGTCGATCGCCGCGCGCTGCTCGCGCAACGCTGTGAGCTGGCTGTCGAGCGCGCCGAGCTGCTGGGTAGCCCGCTGCGCCTCGGCGTTCTGGCGAACGACACCCTGCAGCCGGGTGACGCGCGCCTCGTAGTCGGCCTGCAGCGCGTCGATCTGCTGCTGGGCCTGGCGCTGCGCGGCCTTGAACTTCACGCCCTGCCCTTGAATCTGGCGCGTCAGTTCCTTCACGGCCGCCGGCGAGGTATCCGGCGCGCCTGCATTCAACGTGTCGAGCTCGCCGCGCGCCGCCGCGATCGAACCCGGGTCGGCCAGGTTCGCCGCTGCGGTGCTGAGGTCGGCGTGCTGGGCTTCGGCGTCCGCGATCAGGCCATCCAGCGTTGCCGCGCGCGTCGCGTCGTCTGGCGTGTAGAAGCGCGTCATGTCCGGGAAACCGGCTTCGTCCATCTGGCGGGCCGCAACTTCGAAGGCATCCTGATGCAACGCCATGCCGTTCACGTCGTCGGGCGTGCCGAACACGTAGGCGTCGTCCACGATGCGCTGCCCGCGCGCCGTGAGCGCGGCATCCACCTGATCAGGCGTCGGGTTGAAACGAACGTCGTCTGCCACACGACTGTTCATGTAGTCAGTCACGCGCGCCAGGTAAGCGGCCGTCTCTGCGGCCGGCGGTATCTCGCCGCGCAGCACTGCGGCGGCCTGCTTCGGACCCCCGTTGTAGTCGGCGATCATCGCCTCGACGTTGCCACCGTATTGCTTGGACGTGGCAGCCAGATATTTCGCCATCCCATCGATCGATTGCACCGGATCGGTGGGGTCCGTGACCCCGAATTTCGCCAGATTCTCGGGCATCATCTGCGCGACGCCGGCGGCGCCCTTGGGCGAGACCTGCCCGCTGTTCGAGCGCTCGCCGGCGTGGATCAAGCCGAGCATCAGCCCGGGCGGCACGCCCTCACGCTGCGCGGCCTGCGTGATGTAGCTGGCCAGCACCGGCGAATCGTAGGGCAGCGCGCGGCGCGCGGCCACGTCCAGCGACGGCAGCGGCGTGGCCGGATCCACTGGCGTGTTGGCTGCGCGGCCCGCGCGCGCCACGCCGACAGCATGCACACCGCCGAAGACGCTAGCCATCAGCGTCGAGGCGGCGAGGTTGGTGGAGTCCAGTGGGTCGATCTGGTCGGCCAGGTGATCGTAACCGGCATTGCGCAGGATCGCGCGTTCGGCCGCGCCCTGTCCGATCGCCATGCCCGGGCCGCCCACCGCGACGAGCCCCAGCGTGCGCGCAAGCGTCGAGCCGCCGGCGGGCAGCACCGCGCCAGCGCCACCCAGCGCGCCCTCGACGCCCCCCACGGCCGCCCGCGTGCCGACGTCGACGCCTTCGCGCTTCAGGTCTTCGGCGCGGCTCAAGCCCATCGATGCGCCGCCGATCACAGCACCAGCAAGCGGGCCGCCAAGCACGGCGGCTGGGACGATCTGCGTCAGGCCCGAGACAGCGCCTTGCACGATCTGGTCGATGCGCGTGGTGTTGGTGGGGTCCGGCTTCAGGGAGTCGGAGAACGAATAGGCCGCCGTGCCTGTCGGCGATTCGAACAGCCGGCCCGCCTTGGCGCGCGCGGCGTTCTCCTGTTGGTCCGACGCGGCCAGCGCCAAAGGGTCGAACGTCAGGGAGTCCGGCGCGGTCGTCAGCGTGCCCACGGCCGCGCCGGTATCAGCCGCCGCGCCAGCCAGCGCCGCGCCGCCCTGCCCGAGCCCGCGGCCGACGGCGCGCGCCACGGAGCCGAAGCCAGTGGACGGGCTCGGAGCGGGCGCGGCCGGCAGCGCCACACCGCCGAGGCCGGCGAGATAGGCGTTCGTGCTGTCTTCGTAAAGCGGATCGATCGGCATGTCAGTTGCCCCGCGGGCGCGAAAGGTGGATCAGCAGCGGCGCGCCGGTGGTGTCGGTCACCGGCCGCGCGCCGGTCAGCACCGTGTAGGTGCCGCCGATCCCGACCCGCTGCAGGCGATAGCTGGCGAACTGCTTCATGAACTGGTCGACCGGGATGCGCTGGCCGTTCGCGACCACGGCGTCAACGGGCTGCCCGCCGGGCTGGTTCTCGATGTTGCCCAGGCCCGCGGCTTTCACACCACCGGAATATTCGTCATCCGACCAGCCCCACGGTTTGGCCGCCATGAAGCTGTTGCCGCGCGGATCGTTGCCGCCGGTCTTCACCAAGCCGCCGGTGGCCACGTTGATGCCGGTGGTAACGTCGGAGCTGGTGGGCACGTCATGCCCCGCCGCGCGCGCGGCGGCGAGCGTCGCATACCACGCCGTGTCGCGCGCGTCGCCGAGCTGCGCCGGCGGCAGCACGCCGTCGAGCTGCTTGGCGATCTGCGCCTGCAGGCCGGTGGCGGCTGCGGCGTCGGTCTTCACCAGCTTGTTGTCCTGCGCCGACTTGCCGTCGAGGATGTACTGCCCGACCGACAAACCGCTCTGCATCATCAGCGGGCCGCCCGTCGGGCCGGCCGCGCCCGCCTTCATGGCGAGCGCCGCCGCAGGGTTCTTGTCCTTCCACTGCTCGGCCAGGTCACCGATGCGCTGGGCGTTGCCCATGGCGGCGCCGATCTGGCCGAGCGCGACCGCCTTCTGGTCGTTCGGCAACGTGTCGACGGCCTGCAACGTGGCCTGCGCTTCGGCGGGCGTGAGCAGCGATACGCGCCGGCCGGCGGCATTCTCCACCGCACCGACTGCCTGAGCGCGCCCCGCGAGCGACTGCACGATCGCAGGCAGCGACGAGGTATCGACCGGCGGCACGGCCTTGATCGCGCCGCGGTCGAGCGCCGCGTTCCACGGGTCGGTTTTGTACGCCTCGACGCTGGCCGTGTGGATCTGGTCGAGCTGCTTCACGGCGGCGGCCGTATCCGGATCCGTGCCGTTCGCCACCATTTCCGTGTGGTACTTCTGGAGCGTCGCGGCCTGCTGCGCCAGCGGTGCGCTCGCGAAGCCCGCGCTCTGGCTCGCGACGCCGATCAGCTTCCGGGTCTGGTCGGCCACCGCCGTGCCGGCCGTGGCCTGCAGGAGCTGGTTCTGGAAATCGGGGCTGAGCTGTTGCCCCTGGTTCACCAGGTCAAGCGCCTTGTTGTGCAAGTCCGCCGCAGCGTTTTCCCGCTGCAGCGCGGCCGAGGCATCCGCGTTCTGCTGCTGAGCGAGCAACGTGCGGGCGTGGCCCTGCAACACCAGCATCTTTGCCGGCGGCAGGTCGCCGACCCATTCGTAGCCGGCCGGCAGCGGCTGATCCGGCTTCTGCGTCATCGCGGCGAGCGCGCCGGCCGGGTCATCGTTCACCATCCGCGTGCCCGCGGCGGTAGCGGCCACGTCCTTGAACTGCTCGCCCAGCTTCGTTTTCGTCTCGGCATCGAGCGACGACGCGCTGATCAGCGCGAGATTCGACGCCCGCAGCTGGTTGTACTGGCCCGGATCCATCGCGATCGCGCGCGCCGCGGCGTCGTTGCCCTGCGAATACTGGTCGACGTTGTAGGCGCGGTGCTGCTGGGCTTGCCAACTGATCGCGCTGGTGGCGAGCGAGTTGCGCAGCTCGTTGAGCTGCAGCTCATAGAATCGGCGCGGCTTGCCGTCCGGCATCGTGCTGAGCTGCTGCTGCGCGTAGTCGTCGAAGCCCTTCAGGACCGTCGGCGTGAAATCCGGCGCACCGGGCGCGGCCGCGTCCTTCATCTGCTGCAGGTTCTGCAGCCAGGTCACTCGATCGTTGCCCACCTGGCGCGCGACGTTGGCTTGCTCGTCCTGCTGCTTCTGGAACTCGAGCACGCCACCGAGCTGCGTGGCAGCCTGCCCGAGCTGCTGGACGGCCGCGCCGGTGTTGTCCTGCACGGACGTGAGCGGCGTCTGCGCGCCGGATGCCTGCAGCGGGGTTTGAACCTGCTGCTCGTAGGTCGGAATGCGGATCCCCGGCATGGTCAAGCCCCCGTGAACAGAATCGGGTTGCCGGCGCTGGTCGTACCGTAGGACTTCAGCGAGCTCCCGATCCCGCCGCCCAGCTTGGCGTAGGACGCAAGACCGCCGAGCGTCGAGGCGGCTGCCGAGATCCCGCCGGAGATCAGCGACGAGCGCGAGCTCGCGCGCGCCACGCTGGCCTGATAGCGCGTCTGCCGCGCCGAATCCTCCAGCGACGTGCCCTGCAAGATCCCTTGGTAGCGGGTCTGCAGCGCGTCGAGTTCCGCGTTGCGCGCGCTCTGCACCTGCACGTCGAGCGCCGAGCCGCTGTTCGGGTCAAAGCCGGATTCGGACACGGCCGCGCGCTGCGCGCCGAGCTGCTGACCGGCCTGCGCGCGCTGCGTTTCTTCGCGCTGCACGCCCTGCGCGAACACCTGCCCGGCCTGCGCGTCGGCAAGCGCCGCGTTGCGGTCCAGTGCATCGGCCTGTTGGCTGTACTGGTTGGACTGGTTGATGCCCGACATCAGCGCGCCGGCACCCGAGACTGCGGCGCCCGCGAGCGCGAGCGAGCTGCCCCCGGTGAAGGGTGCGGCGGCCAGGCCCAGCAAAGAGGGGGCGCTCATTGTTTGATCCTCGCGTAAAGCATCACGTCCCGCCCATCGGCGGTGTATTTCCGGCGCACGCCTTCCAGGACGAAGCCCAAGCGTTCGGCCCAGGCCACGCCGGCCGCGTGCTCGGCGTCGACGTCCATTTCGATGCGCCGCCAGGGCGCGTCGTTCAGGATGTCTCGCACCATGCGGTGCGCGGGCCGGAACCGGCGCAGCAGGGAGGGCGAAATCAGGGTCCAGGCCTGCGCGCGGTTTTCCCATACCTCTACGATGCCGCCGCAGCCGAGCGTCTCGCCACCGTCGACCAGCGCCCAGCCCACACCCGGCAGCGTGCAAAGGTGCTCGGCGTAGGCCGGCGTCAGCACGCCAGCAATGCCGGCCTGCGCCGGCTGCAGGTCGACGCCGAGGATGTGGTCGGGGCGCAGGCGCTCAGCGATCATCTTGGGTCGTCACGCTTGGGAAGAAGCCGAGCAGCGTCACCGGCAACGGCTGGTCGTTCTGGTAGCAGATCCACGACTGCCCCTCGTAGCCCCCGCGCCAGTTGGCTTCCATGTCGCCGGTGAACAACGGCACGGCCTGGTCCATCGCGTTCGACGGCTTGCGGAAGTTGAGCGGTTCGAGATCCTTGTCGGCGAACGACGGGCCGACAGCACCACCCAGGCTGCGCTCCAGCCGCGTGACGACGTTCGCTACCCGTTTGGTTTTCCCCTGCGCCGTGCCGTCGGCCGCGCCCGCATTCAGTTGCATTGTCTGCAGCCGGCACCGCGTCGCGATCCCGACGTGGACGATCGAGGCGTTGTTCTCCAGATCGATCGCGCCGCCGGCCACCGTGCGCGCGGGGTGCACGGCGCCGTCAGCGAGCACCGCAACGGTTTGCCCTTCGAGGTGCCCCAAGCCAGCGATGTGCGACGCCGGCGCGCCGCGATACGTGATCCCGGCATCGACGTAGAACGCCTCGGCCTGGGCCTCATCGTCCTGCAGCGCCGGGTTCAGATATTCGACATAGCGGACCGTTTGCCCGTTGATCGTGCGCCGCACGAATAGCCAGAGGTCGTCGGAATCGCCATCCGGAGCCGGCATGGACGCCACGCACTCGACGAAAGCGTTCTCCATCGGATGGCGATGCCAGCCGAACACGTCACTGCGGCCGGCTTCCTCGTCGTAGGTGATCGCGATCAACTGGCCATCGGCGCGCGAGCACCAGATGATGGAGTGCGGCTCCTGCTGGAAGCACATCGACATGATGCCGTTCGTCGCGCCGCTCGAGCCGCGCGTGATCCGGTCGGCGATCTTCGTCACGTCCGTGGACGCGTAGTTGTCTGACGAAAAGTCGTACTTGAAGTCGCGCAGCTTGCGACCGCTCTTTTGGACGAACAGCAGCGTGCCGCCGACCTGCACCGGCTGCAGGCGCTTCGATCCGTAGGAGGTGCGCCGCGCCGCGTTCAGGTTCGTGGCGCTCACGGCCGCCGAGGCATTGGACGGCCCGATCACCCATTCGTCGCCCGTCATGCCCACCAGCAGGCTGTCCGATTCGACCATCCACGCCAGCTTGTTCAGTTGGCGCGCGTTCAGTTGCTCGACGATCGACGAGTCGTCGGTCTGCTGGTCGCCGTCCTTCGAGGCGAAGTTCTCGAAGTCGGCCGAGACGCTGCCGACGAGCCATCGATCGCGCATCATCCAGAGCCGATTGCGCCAGAACGTGCCCATCTGGGGGTAGCCGTCGGTCGCATTGAACAGCGCGCGGGCCCACTTGTAGGTGCCCGTCGAAACGATCTGTGCCGGGATCACGGTCTGATCCGACGGGTCGTTCGTAGTCACCGTGGCGGTGGCATGCTGGGCGTCCGTGACGCCGGTGATCAGCACCGTGGCATAGCCCGAATGCTGGTAGCGCCACATCGCGCCGATCGCGCCGTAGCCATCGCCCGGCAGATCCTGGAAATCGCCGTCGGCGCGCTCGCCTTGCGTGTGTGTCGGTGTCTCGGTGCCGGTCACCTGGAACTCGCCCGAGACATCCCCGCCGATCGCCGTGCACAGGTAGGCCCGCGAATCGACGCGGCGCACGTCCCCGACGAGAATGCGCTGGTGGACTGCCCAAGGCACGTGAAACGAATTGTCGTATTGCTCCAGATAGAACAGCGTGCCGACGTCAGATGCACGGAAGACGGCATTCGTGGCCGTCAGGTTCACGGCGCCAGACTGCCCGGACGCCTGGATGCTGAAATTCTGGTCCGAATTCACGCTTGCAAACGGCCCCGAAACGAATGTCGCGGCCTGCAGAACGAACGATGTTGCGGACGTGCGCAGCAGCTTCTGGGTGGGGTAGCTGCCATGGAACAGGTACATCGTGTCCGCGCTCTGCGTGGTGCGGATCGCGAACGTGCCGTCTTCGGTCGTGAGGTCCGCCAGCGCGTAGGGCGTTGCGATCTCCACCGGCGAGCCGCCACTGATCAACTGCCCACGGTTCGCGTAAAAGCGGATGTAGTGATCGCCGAATTCGAGCATGTAGGCAATCGAATCGGAGACGATGAATGGCGTCAGCCACGCCGCCTTGGTGGAATCCTTGGACGCCGCCACGTAGCGCGTGCCGCCGCGGCGGATGGCCGGGCCTTGCACGGCGGCGATCATGTTCTCGAGCGTCAGACAGCCATTCGCGTACTTGGCGAGATCGACGCGCGCGCCGAGCAGCGGGGAGAGCTCACCCGCGTCGAACGAGACTTGCTGGGGCGAAGCCTTGGGCATAACGGCTCCTAGGATCGGATGATGCGCGCGGCGCCCCACTCGCGCGTGCCGGTGCGCGATTCGAGCCAGGTATCGTCGCCGATCGGCTGCGACGGGCGCTCAGCGGCATTGACGCGCACCGCTTGCGCGATGGCGCGGTCATGCTCGGCCCAGGCGGCCTGTTTCTTCGTGGAGCTCTGCGTGATGGCCTCGCACCCCTCGGCGGCCAGCCGGCACGCGAACACCTCGCGAAACAGCGGGTGCATGGCGTTCGGGTCGGTGACGCGCTTCGTGTAGCGAAGGAACAGCGGCGCCGACAGGTCGGTCAGGAGGTTGCCGCCCTCGATGCTGTAGAGGCCGCGCGTGTCCATCTTCGGGTAGATCAGGAACTGGCCCACTTGCAGCATGCGCAGGTAGTCGGCGGGAAGACGGTACTGGAATTCGAAGCCGAACAGCGGCGCGTCAGCGAGCGCGGCGAGTTGCGCGCGCGCCTTCGCGAATGCCCAGATATGCTCGGACAGGCAGGCATCGAGCACGTCGTCATACATCGAGGCGATCGTGGCCGCCGCCTTCGAGTCTTCGTCGAGCTGCGTAATGCGCGCTGAGCCGAGCTTGGTCAGCGCGCGATTCGCGATGCCTACCTGCGATGCCATGGGCAATCAGTCCGTTATTGCAGATCGCCGCCGTCCGGCGCGCCGGACGAGTCGGAACCATTCGTCGGATCCGAACTCGACGTGTTTCCGTTCCCGCCACGCGCTTTTGGGCCCGTGGCCGCCTCGCCGTCGGCCGGCACGACCCAGCTGATCGGCTTGCCGTCCTTGCCGATCACCTCGCCTTTCTTGGCGCTGGTGCCGGGCATGTCGAAGACGTCGCCGACATACTTCCGGCCGCCGCCGAAGAAGCCCGGCTTGGTTGCTTTCACCCGCATGTTGTTCCCCTAGGAGTTGAACGGTTCGACCTGGCGGCTTACGACGGCACGCCGTCGGGATACGCCTGCCAGCTGGCCGGATCTTGGTCCGTGAGGAACGCGCTGAGCGTCACGCTCGGCGTGGTGCCGCCGAGGGTGTAGTTCAGGCGCAGGTAGCGCTCGTTTCCGAACGGCATGCCGATCACGACACGCTGGCCGGCGCCGAGTGCCGCGGCCGCCGGCGCCACCGATGCGATGGTCGTCGGCGAGCTGAAGGCCGAGTTGTCGTCGGTCTGCAGCGCGATCGAGTAGGTCTCGTCGCCGGTCGTGGCATCGGCGGCCACGCCGACGCAGACGACGACCCAGAGCGGGCGGCCAGGCCCGATGTCGCGGTCGCTGCCCAGGTCGATCACGTTCGTCGACGCGGCGGTACCGGTGAGCGCCTGTGCGCGCGAGAATTCCAGGCTGGAATCGATAATCATGACGGTTTCCTTTCGATGTTCGGGACAGTGACTGCTCAGCGCGCCAGCGGCGCGCCGCACGTCGTTAGCTGACCAGCCCCTCGGTGTTCAGCAGCGCGTCGGTGCGCTGCACCGGGATGCCGTCGAACATCATCACGCGCTGGCCCGCGACCGTTTCCCAGGTCAGGTTGTTCGCGACCTTGTCGAGGATCCCGAGGCGCAGCTTCTCGCGCAGGTTGCGGTTCACGTACCAGACGGCACGGCCCATGCCGAGTTGCGGAATGCGCTCGCCGGCCATGATCATGTACTTGATCAGCGCCTGGGCGTTCGCCGAGGTGGCCAGGTCCGACACGTCGATGTTGCAGACGCGCGCCACGTAGCGCCAGTCGCGCACGGTCAGGCCGATGTCCCAGCGGTAGTGCGAGCGGTAGCCTTCCATCCGGCCGCCGTTGCCGTCGGCGTTCTCGATGGTCACCTGGCCCTTGTCTTCCATGTTCAGGCCGGCCTTCGAGCCCTTCGGATAGATCGAGTGGCAGGTGTTCGGTCCCCACACGACGAGCCATGCGGAGGTGTTGTCCGAGCCGGCGCCGCCCGCGCTGATCACGTTGTCCTTGTTCTCGGCCGACAGCGAGTTGTAGCGCGGCGACAGGCCGGTGAACTCGGCAGGTGCGCTGCCTTCGTTGCCGTAGAAAATCGTCTGCGCGACTTCCTGGTTCATGCCCTCGATCTGCGCACGGTCCTCCGACAGCCGGAACGCGGCCGTGTTGCCGTTCAGGTCGGCGAGTGCCTTGTCGACTTCGGCGTAGGCTTCGAGCATGCCGCAGTTGTCGGTGACTTGTGCGGTCGTGCTCTTGTTCGGCTGCACACCGCCGTACAGCTTGCGCCACGTCGGCGCGGGCAAGCCGGTGCGGATCGAGGTGCGGTGGCCCGTCGGCAGATTGCCCTCGATCGCCGTCATGTCCTGCAAGATCGGGTTGGTCTGGTTGAGGATTTCGACGATGGTGTCGATCTTGCCGTCCGGGTCGAGACGCTTCGCGACATCGGCCAGGGTCGGGTTGTTCACGCTCAGAGTTGCCATAACGGCTCCTTACGATTTATCGAAAAGCTTCGCAGCGCGCGCATCTTCATTGGTGGGGGCGGCGCCGCTGCTTCCGCCAGCACCACCCGGATTCAACGTGCCCTCGCTGATCGCTGCTCCGATCTGCGAGAACGTCTTGATCACCGCCGCGTCGCCCGAGGCGCCGGCCAGCTTATCGATCACCTCGCCCGACACACCGAACTTGCGCATCGCCTGGCGTCCGAGCTCGACGTTCTTGTCGTAGCTGTCGCCCCATTCGGTGCGCAGCGCCGTGATCTGCTGCTCGCCGGCCGCGACTCGCGCGGCTTCGGCCGCTGCGGTCTGGTCCTGCACGTAGGTGTTCCACTTGCCCGCCAGCGCCTTCGCGGTGGCAGCCGGCACGCCGTTCTCGTGGAACCAGGTCGCGGCCGTCTTCGCGAAGTCGCCGTCGCCGAGTTCGTAGCCTTCGGGCTTGTCGGGCGCGGCGTACTTGCCTTCCACCTCGCGCAGCGCGGCGAGCGCCTCGCCGGCCGACTTGAAGCCCTTGCCTTCCACGAACGTGCGCAGTTCAGCGTCGTCGATACCTTGCAGCCAGTCGGGCGGGAGATTGCCCGTCTGCGCATCGCCGGCAGGCGCATCGCCGGCCTGGCCATCGCCAGCAGGTGCGGCAGACTGGCCATCGCCGGCGGGAGCGCCGGATGCGGCATTCGTTTCGCCTTCGAGCAGGCGGTGGCGGCGCAGAAGATTGCGGATGAACATGGGGAACCTCGGTTAGGTGGTCTGGCCGCCGGCCGCGCCGTAGAACTTCGCGGCACGCTCTTCGGGCGTCTGGGTGGAAGGCGGCGGCCCGAGCTCCATGTCGGTGATCTGCAGCGACAGGTTGCGATCGGCGCCGTCCTGGTTCTGGTACTGGCTGGCGCTGCACACCTCGACGCGCGCGGTCAGCGTGAACGGCGTGCCAACGTCCGGCAGCGACGTGATGCCGAGCTTCGCCAGCGCCTCGTCATCGAGGCATATCGAGAGCCCGTAGGGGTATGCGGGCTGGTCGGTATCGGCCGGCGCGATGCCGGCTTCCTGTTTCGCCTCGGCGGGCGTGAGCTTCATGGAGATCATTCGGGTGCCTCGTCGGAGTCGCGTTTCAGGGAATTGAGCTGCGCATCGGTCATCGACAGGATCTGCAGGATCCGCACGTAGACCTCGCGCCGGCCCTCGGCTACGCACGTTGCGAGCGGATCGACCGTGCGCTGCACGGGAGACGTGATGACGGTTGATCGGTCGGCGCGGCAGAAGGCGGCCAGGTCGGCGAGCACCGCGTCGCCGGCCGGCGTCAGGCGGCCCGAGGCGTCGAAGAAGCAGCGCCGGTAATACTCGCGGCGGTTCCAGAAGCGCAGGAAGCGGCTGAGCATCAGACCCTCGCCGTCTGCGCAGATACTGACGCGTCAGTCAGATCCTTGATCGCGCCGGCGGCGGCGGGCGCCGCGTTCAGCACGTTCGTGAGCTGCTGGGCCTGCGCTTCAGCCTGGTCGGACGCCTGCATTTCCTCTTCGGTGTTCATCGCCTCGATGGGCACACCGCCGTAGTCGGCCAGCAGGCGCGCGCTGCGTTCGCCGTTCACCACCTTCGCGGCGCGCGGGTCGAACTGCGCGACGACGCCAAGCTGCTGCAACCATTGCAGGATCGCGGCGCCCTCACCGGCGCGCATCGCCTTGTTGAGCGGGCTGTCGTACTCGATATCGACGTCCTCGCCGGCGTCACGCAGCTCGGGCGGCATGGGCGGGAACTGGCTGGCCTCGGCCAGGATGTCGATCTCGCGCTCGATCATCGGGCCCAGCAGCTCGGATTGCGTGCGGCCCAGGGTCGGCGCGAGCAGCACGCCCTTTTCCTGCGCGCGCTGCAGAACCTCGGTAGCGGTCATGTCGCCGCTGTCGACCAGGATCTGGAACAGCGTCACGTAGAACCACTGGTTGATCGTCTCGCGGGTCTGGTTCGCGAAGTCCATGCCGATCTGGGCCTGCTTGCCCAGGTTCAGGGGCTTCACCAGCTCGTTGCCCTTGTCGTCCAGGCCGCCCCAATTGAGCGAGCCCGAGCGCAGGTCGAAGCCTTCGAGCGCGCCGTCGTCGGCGAGCAGCAGCGCCGGGTCGACCATCTTCTGCGCGCCGCGGATGTTCGTCTTGTTCTGCTCGTTCGCCATCCGAATGTCGGGGATCGCGTCGTAGGCAGGGCTGCCCCCGTAGACGTCGCCGGTGCCGACGTAGAAGCGCCCGATCGCGATCGGGAATGTGCGAAAGCCGCTGTTCTGCACGATGCGCTCGCGCGACTCGTCGAGCCAGTAGCTCGCGAACTTCATGTTGCGGCCGTCGAGCTTGCGCACATCGCGCTCGGCGCGCGGCTGCACGACGTGCAGGAAGTCGGATTGCTTCTCGGGGTTCTGCTCGAGCATCGATTGCATGGACGACGACAGATTCTCGCGTCCGAAGCGCTCGGCGGCTTGGCGCAGCGTGAGGCGCCAGACCACGTGTGTTTTGTCGATCAGGCCGGCGTTGTTCTCGGCGAACCAGACCTGATTCATCGGCAGATTGCGGTAGACGATGCCGCGCCCGACGTCATGCTCGATCATCAGCGCGCCCGGACCGAACAGCCCGATCGACTGGTAGGTCGCGCCGATCTGCGTGACGAAGCCACCTTGCCAGCGGTAGCGGTTCGAGAACAGGGTCTGCACCACCTGCTGCAGGTACGCCTTCACGTTAGTGGCCTGGTTCAGCGCCTCGTTGCCGGTGGAGAGCCGGTGCCAAAACTGCGTGGCCGGCGTGATCATCGAATCCATCGCGGCGACGAAGTTGCGCAGCGCCAGAGGCGCGGTGGAGTCGAAAATCTTCTGCGAGCGCTCGCGGCCGCGGTCGTTCGACGTGCGCGGCTGCTGGCCGAACTTGTCCAGGCGCGGCATCAGGTAGTCAATGACGTCGTTCCAGACCGCCTCGTATGACTGGCGGTTCTCCTTGAGCTGCGAGTGGTCGGCGTGGATCGACTGCAGCAGCTTGGCGTCGTCGTTCGTCATGTCCCGAGCACTGCCTTCGCCGCCGAGCCGCTGGCCGCCGGCGCGCTCACGGACGAGGAATCGATGGTCGCCGAGTCGCCGGCCAGGATCGTGGCGGCGGTGCCCCGGCGCTTGCGCAGGCGCGCGGCCGCGTCATCCGTCGCGGCGGTCGTGTCGGTCGTCGGCTGCGTGGTGTCGGCCGTGGTGATCGTCGGCGACGGGATGTCGGGGCTAAGGCCAAGGAATTTGATGATCGCTCTCCGGGGAGTTTCCGGAGAGGCTAGGCGCGGTCGGGCGGGAGATTGCCCGTCTTTCAGTCGGTGACGGCGCGGGTCGGGCGCTTGCCGGCGGGGCGCTTCACGCGCACCAGGTGCTTGTGCTCGCCGGCGCCCACCATCAGGTATTGCAGCGCCTCGGCCACGTGCGAGTACATGTTCTTCTCGGCCTTGTCAGCGTAGCGCTCGCTGGTCACGGCCATGCGCCGGAAGCAGTATCCGCCGGACAGCGCCTTGCGCAGCTGGCGGCAATCCGGATGGATCAGCAGCCCGGGCTCGCCGTCGATCATGCGGGTGAGCGCTTCATCGACCGCACCGTAGCGCAGCGCCGTGTCGTTCGTCGGCGCGGGCTTCGCGTCCAGGCCGGCGGCGCGCAGGATCTTGAAGGGCGTATCCTCGTCGTCGGCCTGCGAGCGCTGGTCGCCCGCCGGATCGCCGCTGATCGCCTGCAGCTCGAAGCCCGGGTAGAGCGTCGCCACGTGGCGCTTGATTTCCTCGGCGAACTTCTTCGCCCCCATGCTGGTAGCCACCAGCTCGCTGCGGATCCGCCAGCCACCCATCGGCTTGCGCTGCGCGAACACGGCGGCCGGCGTCAAGCCGAAGTCCATGCCGATGCCGATTGGCGCGCCGCGGATCAGTTCGAATGGCTTGCAGTGGAACGAATCGGCATAGTCCGGATGCACCGGCTTGCCGTCGACCACGAACCCGTATTCGTTCGCCAGATTGACCTTGATCCAGTCGTATTTCTTGCCCTGCAGCCCGCGCTCGTAGTAGCCAGGCGGCAGGTTGTGCAGGTTCTCGGCACGCGGATTGACGACCCACCGATCGCCGTCACGGATGACGCCGCCTGGCTGCGTGATGAAGTGCCAGCCCTCGGGCTTCTGTTCCTCGGCCAGCTCGTAGAGCCAGTGGTCTGAGTCGGGCGAGTTCGTGTCGCCGAACATGCCATACCAGGTCGGCGGCACGTCCTTGGGGTAGCGGCCGACACGCAGGTCGAGCATGTCCACCACGGGCTTGGCCAGCTCCTTCACCTCGTTCAGCCATACCCAGGTCGCCTGCAGGCCGCGCGCCTTCTTCACGTGCTCGGGCCTGTCAAACGCGATGAACAGCACCTCGGCCTCGACCGTCGTCCCGTCGTCGAGCTCGAATTCGAGGTAGTGGGTCGGCGGTTCCATCCCGCCACCCACATAACGCCCGAGATCCTCGAACATGTCCAGCCAGTCCTTCACGGTGGTCGACAGCAGGTCCGGGTAGGTGTTGCGCACCGCGATGCCGCGTGAGCGGCGCACGCCGTGGGCGTCCGGCTCCTGCTCGCACATGGCACGGAAGCCCTTCCAGCAACTGGCGTTCGTCTTGCCGCTGCCGAGCGGGCCGCGGATGATGGTTCGCGGGTCGCGGGCCAGGATGTATTCCTCAAGCTTCTCGCCCTGCGGCGCGTACTGGAATTCGATTTCGCTCATTGCAGGTTGCCTCAGTAAAAGCCGATGCGACGCGTTTAATAGCTGCTCGACGTAAAGAGCCGGCAATACTCTCGGAGGCGCTCGGCGGCCGGCTGCTCGACCGGCGCCTCGTCTTCGACTTCATCGGTCACCGGCACACCACCGATCGGGCGCAGGCAAGCATCAGCGAACGGACGTTCGAGCGCGGGCGGCAAAGGGCGCCCGTTCGCAGTGGCGCGGGCAAGCAGTCGCCGTGAACGCACCATCCAAACATGCCCTGGCGCGTCAGACGAGGAAACAAAATCCACGCCGTGAACAGCAACGTGCAAAACTTCCACGATGGCGCCGACGTTCTCCGCGTTACGTGCTCGGACGACATACGCAAGGTCTCCGGGCTTGCAGTTCATGGCTGGCACTCCAGGTATTCCAGCGCCCACGCCGCGCGCATCTGCGCGTCGAACAGGCGATCGAGCCGACGCCCGTAGAACGGTGAGCGCCGGCGGCGCTTCAGCTTCCCGTCCTTGCGATCGAACATCGAATACTTGATGCGGGGCCGCAGGTTGCGGGCTAACGGGTTGCGCTTCATTCCGTTTCTCCCTTGGGTTTGCGGCCCGTCATGTCCTTGACGCGGACCTTGGGCCGGCTCAGCTCGAGCTTGTCGTTGAAGATGCTGAAGTGGCGGCCCAGCAGCTCGAGGTTCTTCACCTTGTCAGGCCACTTGATCTTTTTCAGCACGCCGACCATCGCGCGCTCGTCGCCGCTGCCCTCGAACATTTCTGCCAGGTCGAAGCCCGACAGATACTGGCGCCAGACGCGCGGCCACCCGCTGACCGGCTTGAGCGACATGTCGTCGTTCAGGATGTCGAGGACGTCCATCTTGTCGATCTCGACCAGGCGCTGCACGACGTAGGCGGCGTCGACCTGCACGCGCTCGGCACGCTTGGCCATCGCGGCGGCAATCGAGGTCTGGACCTCAATTTTCCTCAACAGGCGTTCGCCAATCCGATCCGCCGTCTTCACGCTGTATCCGGCCCGGCGCGCGGCGGCGGCGGCGCAGAGATCCACCAGATACTCATCCACGAAAGCCTGCTGCTTAGGCGTAAGTTTTTGCGTCTTCATGCCCGCACCACCCGCGCTGTCGGCAGCGAACGCAGCAACACCGGCCGGCGCGGTGCATCGGCGCGCGTCTTGCCCGTCTGCTTCTCCCAAAGCCCGAGGATCAGCTCGCCACGGGCGTGCGATGGCTCGCGCGTCTCTTCGGCGTAGTCGCGCACGGCGCGCTCGCTCACCGCGCCATTCAGCGCTTTCGACACGGCGGTCGGCATCATGCCAAGGCGGCGCAGATCGAACAGGATCTCCCGCCAGTCGTATGCGTCGTGTGTCATGGCTTACCCCTTAAAAATTCGTACTTCTAACTAATCTGCAAAAAATTACACGTACGTCTTGAACGTCCTCGGCTACAACTGCTCCGCACATCCTGTGTCCTGCTGAAACCCTTATCCGGCGCGGCTTCCGGCCAGTGAGGCTACAAGCTACAAGTTTGGCGACGTCGCCTACTAAAAACACGTATACGTGCGTGTGTGATTGCTTGCTGCTGCTGCTGCTGCTGCTTTCTTCTCTACGCCTTAAATAACTTGTAGCTTGTAGCCTATATGCCTAAAAGCCAGTACCAGCAAGGGTTTTCATCGGATACAAGACAAGCTACAAGATTCGCCAAGCTACAAGAGCATCACTTTCTCGCGACTTCGAAATCGCTACTTTCCGCCAATTGGTTGTTTTTTACGGTTTCGTCGAGCATGCTGCGCAGCCGCTGTCGCCCCACCTCGTCAGCCGCCGCATTGACGAGCCGTGAATCGCGGACATAGACCCGATGCATTGCACCGACCCATTTGATTGTGCCGACACACTGGCGGTAGCCGCGGGACTCGAGAAGCCGCTTCAGCTTCGTGGTGTGCGGCACACCCTCTTCCATGTCGCGCAGCAGGCACCGCCGCAATTCCGACGACGCCACGATATCGGCGCTGATACCGCACTCGCCCCCCGTCGCGATGTATCCGTCGAGGTAGTCACCGCCGGCCAGCTGGTTCTCGGCCTGGATCATCCGCGCGCGCCCCTCGGTGGCCGGCGACCGCATGTGATGATGCACACGCGCGTCGAGCGGGCACTCGAGGAAGTATTTCCGCAGCTCGGGCCCGTGGTGGGCGATTGCTTTCGACAGCGCATCGAAGTAGGTCGGCAAGTCACCCACCAAGGCCCGAAGCTGCGCGATGTCGGTGAATGGCGAGAAGATCACCCACCAGCGGCGATCCGTCTCGTCGAGCGGCAGCGCATCCTCGTGGTTGGTCAGGCACGCGTAGTTGGTGGTGTTCAGCGCGTCGAACCCATCCTGGCCCTTGCGCACAACACGCACCGTGGGGTTCGTGATGTTCGGCTTGATCGAATTCAGCATGTCGTGCCGGTTGTGGCCGGGGGCCTTCAGTTCTTCGACCACCCGCACCGCGCGCCCGGTCGCCCACCCGGAAAAGTCACTGCTCATTTCCTTGTTGGCGATCAAACCGACGTTCTCGCGCCCCATGATTTCGGACATCAGCTGCGAAAAGATGATCGTCTTGCCGTCGCCCTGCACGCCCTTCACGAGCAGCGCCACGCCGATCAGGCGCCCCGGCTCGCGCACGTTCAGGGCGATCCACGTCTCGACCATCCGGGCCGTGTCAGCGTCGCCGCAGAGCAGCTCGAGGTGGCGCCGCACACGCGCCACCGCCTCGCGGCCGCCCGGGCTCTCGTTCGTGGCCGCAGGCGGAATGCTGGACTCTCGATAGGCGTTCACGAACCGTCGCCCTTCGAACATGTAGACGGGCGGCTGGCCGGCGGCGTAGACCACATCCTCCGCGATCGGGAAACCAGGGCCGTTGCGCACGGCCTCGAACGCGGCTTCTTTCTTTCCCTTCGAATTGGCGGTCATTTGCACGGCGAACCGGGTGTTGAACCCGGTGATGCTGAGGGTGCCGGGTTCGCCCACCTTCGCAAGCCGGTCGCGCGCGGCGAGGAAATACCAGCCGTCGTGCCAGCCTTTCGGCGCGTCGTCGACATCTCCAACCCCGAAATCGTCCTCGGACGCCTGCCGAAGCAATTCATCGGTCCATCCGAGCGCCTCAGGCGTGACGCCCATTCGATCGCACAGCCATCGCGCCGCCTCGCGCGCGGACGGCGGCGTGGCGCCCTTCATCCACTCGATCACGAGGTCGATCGGAGTGCGGCCACCCTCACGCGCATCCCCCATGTCCGCCACACCGAAGTCCTTGATGCCGTCCGCCACGATCGAGATATCTTCCTCGAGCGCCCGGCCGAGCGATGCCGACGTGACACGGAACCCGCCGCGGTACGGAATCGCCTCGGGGAACAGCACCGGTACCCAATGGCCGAACGCCTTCATCGCCGCGTCGTTCACGTTCTTGTAGAAGTCGCCACCGGTCGCGACTGCGGCCGGCCCGGCGGCCACCTCATGAACGGGGGCCGTCACCACCTTGGCGGGGAAATGAGCGTCGATGAACGGCTGCAGGTCCTCCTGCGTCGGCGACAGCTCGCAACGCCCGTCAAACACCTGTCCGGTGACGGTGAAGAACCGGCCCGTGTTGTAGAGCTCGATGCCCTTCGCATCGTCCTTGCGCGCCTTCGCGAGCACGGCCCTGGTGATGAAGTGCAGGCCGGTGCCGCTGGGTGACTTCTCCCAATAGCCCCCGATCCGCTGCAGCGCGTCCACCACGGCACCTGTAAGTGCGCCGGTCGTCGGATCGAGGCATTTGTCGAAGTCGCCGCCCACGATGTCGTCGCCAGCCGTGAACACGAAGCCCAGGCCGTCGTAGCCGCCGACGAACTCATACGCGCCGAGCGCGTCTTCGAACGTCGACCAGGTGGCCGGATTGTCCACCGCGGCCGTGCCGCCGCGAGGATTGCACGGCAGCTTGATCCACCGCTGCCGCGTTTGCTTCCACTGGTGCCGCCAGACGACCCACCGCGGGATGTCGCGCAGCGACTGCGGGATGCCGTCCACATCGATGTCAAGAGCTTGCGGGCGTGGTGTCATTGGGCGGCCCCACTCTCACCGAACTCGAAACGTGCGCCGCGCGCCGCGGCGATCGCACGCCGAACGGCGTCATCGATGCAAAGGTCGCTGCGTCCGAATGCTTCGGTCAGTTGCTCAAGCATCGGTTGCCCGACAATGCAGAATCGCGCCGGGCATGCCCGATCGTCATTCCAATCCTCGCCGATGGTTTCGTGATCACCGGGCACACCGATGCAGAACACAACGGGCGTCCGGCTGTGATCCGCCAGCAAGCGTGCTTTGCGCTGCGCGGCAGCGTCAGGCAACGACGGTTTGATCTCGACCCACACCTCACCGAAACGGCTCGAGGGCGCGGTCACTTTGAAATCCGGCAAGTACCTCTCGCCGAAGCCGAGCTCGAAGCCCTCCGGTTCGTACTCCCACCGGATGCCGAGCACATCGAAGAAAACCGCCCACCGGGCCTCAAGGCGCGAACGGAACCGATACCCCTTGTACTGCGTTTCGATGGCTTTCACGTCAGGTCTCGCGTTGTTTTATAGAGAAAAACTATCGAAATGAGCGCGCAAACATTTGCGCATTCATCGGGGGATAGAGATACTTCGCCCGTCATCGGGCGGCCTCACGGAGCACATCCTCGAGCGCTTTCTCCAGCTGGCGCATCGTTTCATACGACGTGCGCTTGCCGCGCGACCCGGTGTAGAGGTGCGAGATAGTGGCCTGCGGGATGCCCCAGCGCCGCTGAATCTCGCTCTGTGACAAACCGTGGGCCAGCAACTTTTCGATGATGGTCTTGGCGTTCATGCGGCCAAGATTATTACAAACGGACTTGCCTTACAAGTCCCAAAGTTATGGCCGCAACTATTACGATTGCAATATGAGAACCCTAGCAGACCGACTGAAAGAAGCCCGTGCGGACAAAGACCTATCCCAAGAGGAGCTGGCAACCTTGTCCGGCGTTTCCCAATCGACGATCGCACACGTCGAGTCGGGGCGGAACAAAGGATCGAAGCACCTGCTAGCCCTGGCCCGCGCCCTGGACGTGCGGCCTGAATGGCTGGGATCCGGGCAAGAACCTAAACGGGCCGCGCAAGACGAAGCTGGCCGCGTGGTGCCATGGGAAAACCCCGACGACCTGCCGCCGGACGAGGAACGCATCTGGATGGACCAGTACGACTACCGTTTCAGCGCGGGAAATGGGCACATTCAATGGGAAATGAGGAAGAAGAAGGCGCTACCCTTCGATATGGGATTTTTCCGGGCGTTGAGCGTCAAGCCGCAGGACTGCCGCCTGGCGCGTGTACATGGCCGTAGCATGGAGCCCTACCTGTTCAACCGCGACTTGATGATGATCTGCCTCGCAAAGAGCCATGTTCGGGACGGGCTCGTCTACGCGGTCTACTTCGAGAACGAACCACTCGTGAAGCAGATTTTCAAGGAGCCCGACGGCGCGCTGCGCCTGCACTCGTATAATCCCGACTTCCCCGATCGCATCGTCACGGCAGAACAATTGGCCGGGCTGCAAATCGTCGGGGAAGTCATCTACCGCTCCGGTTCGGGGCTGGCCGGGGGAAACTAAACATGCTGCCACTCTCACGCACAAGACTTCAACGAAGCGCATGGGTGCTTCTGGCTGCAGCAGCGTTGATGTGCATAGCGGCCTATGGGATAGCGCTAACCGATCAGGCGTGCTGCTCGCTCGACGCGTTTGGAAGTGCAATAACGCGCACATTTGACACCTATTACTACCACTCCTGGTATGCCGATCTTGCGCGTTTCGGAATCTGGGTTGGCGCTTTTGCTATCTGTCTGATGATGGTTGGCGACCTGATTGCCCGCGCACTCCGCGCCGTTCTCACGTGGGTGTCCAGCGCTCGGTAACTACACAGCGCCCCATAGCCCACCGAACCCCACCGAACCCCGCCTCGCGCGGGGTTTTTCTTTGCTGCGCCCCCTCCTGTTACAAATTTCTGGCAACGGATAAGTCCATTCCTACTTGACAGCAAATCTAGTCCATTTGTAATATTCCCTCCAACCCGGATCGTTTCGGGCCACCGCCCCAAGCGGACTGCTCCTTAACAAGCGAAGTTTTTGACCCGGGACCGCGGCCAACACCGTGGAGCAACCGGGCGTATGTGCGCGGCGGCACACGAGATAGGGGTAGCGCCCACGCCTCACAAAGCAGCTTTCAGCGGATCGGCGCGTTCCAGTCCTCTGAAACCTGCTCAAACCATTTCGTAGTCCTACGGAGATTGACCATGGGAACCGCTGAACTGATCCGCTGGATCGACAGCCACCACCTGCCCGAGCCGACGCGCGACAACTGCGACGGCACGCTGACCGTCGCCTGCGTGATGGTCGGCCGCGACGATGATGTGACGGTCGAGCGCGAAACGATTCCGGCCACGCTGAAGGCCGCCCGCGACTGGCTCGGCTACTGATATGAGCGAAGACGAAAAGCTTGTGCAGGAGCTCACCAAGTTGCTGACCGCCGGCAACAAGCCCGAAGCCAATGCGCGCCTGAAAGCCTACGCCGAGCAGCACCAGCTCGAGGAATGGCAGGCCCTGTTTATCGCGGCCACGGCCAACGACCGGGCGCACGCAATCTCGTGCAAGAAGCCCTAACCACGCTCGCATCCATCCTGCTGCTGATCGTCGCGCCCATCGCGCTGTCGGCCTGGGCGATGCGGGCTACTCAATGAGGGGAATGACGATGACCGAAGCCGAGCAAATCGCCGAACTGCGCGCAGCCCTGCAAACGCTGGTGAGCATGCATCACGACTGGGATAAGGGCACGGCGTACATCACGGTGAGGTTCATGCAAGACAACAACACCGCCATCAAAGCGGCGCGCGAAATTCTCGCGAAAACCGCCTGACCCTCGCCCGCTACAGGAGAACGACGATGGACCAAGAAGTACTGGATGTTTTCAAGCGCGTCGAGCAAAACGCACGCGCCCTGGGTCGTCACTGGGAAATTCTGCGCGGCAATGAAGTGCGCGCTGTCCAGGATCGTCGCGGGCGGCTGCTCTGGCGCATCAACAATCGGCCGACCTCGCGATTTGACGCGATCGCCTATTTCGCCTGACCACCCTCGCCCGCTACTGCGGGCACTCCACCTCACACGAACATGCGCCGCGGCGCGCAAAGCCGCACAACTACTCAGGAGTCCTCATGGCAACCAAAGAAAACCCCGGCCGCCTGCAAGCGATCGGCAACGAGTTGGCGATCAATCTGGTGATGCAGTTGACGGTGCCGCGTATCTCCAGCGTCGTCGCGATCGACAGCGCGATCAGCGAGGCGATCAAGGGCCTGCGCGAACTCGACCAGGCGCTCATCGGCGGCGAGCCGGCGCCCGGCGTCCAGAAGCTGGCCGAGGCGCGCGCCGCGCTCGAAGCGAAGGAGGAAGCCGGAAAAAAGCCGGATTCGGCAGCGCGCAATGCGGACGCCAGCCCCCCGCCGGCGAATGTGACTGCCGCCGCTGCCGCCGCTGCCGCACCCGCCGAGCCGACGACGCCCGAATCCTCGAAGCCTGGGCCGGCGTCAGTGTCGACCCCGACGAGCTCGAACGACGAGCCGCGGATCGCCGACGGCAATCTGAAGCCCTGGCACGAGAAAACGGCGGCGCTCTACGCTGAGCTGAAAGACGTGCCGCCGTCGCTCGAAAGCTGCAAGAAAGCGATCGTCGGGATCAGCACCAACGCCGGCCGCGACCAGGCCGAGGCGCTGCTCTCCCGGTTCGGCGCGAACGTCGTCTCCCCGAAGCCGGGCAAGAAGCACCTGGACGAAGCGATGTTCGGCCAGTTCATGGACCTGGCTGTCGCGATCCTGGCCGGCACGGCAGACGCGACCGAAGCCGAGTTCAAGGAGTAAGCCGCCATGGCGAACCGCAAATACGAATTCGTCGAAGGTGACGAACGGGTCGTCGCGCCGGGCATCGTTGCAAAGCGGATCCGCGCACTGGTCGCGATTCCGGCGCTTCTCTGGGCCCCGGCCGTGTCGCCGGGCGAACTCGGCGGCTACATCGTCCAGGACAAAAACCTCGCGCAGGTCTCCGGCAACGCGTGGGTCTACGGCGACGCGCTGGTCTACGGCGACGCGCAGGTCTCCGGCAACGCGCGGGTCTACGGCAACGCGCAGGTCTACGGCAACGCGCAGGTCTACGGCAACGCGCAGGTCTCCGGCGACGCGCAGGTCTCCGGCAACGCGCTGGTCTACGGCGACGCGCAGGTCTCCGGCGACGCGCTGGTCTACGGCGACGCGTGGGTCTACGGCAACGCGCAGGTCTACGGCAACGCGCAGGTCTACGGCAACGCGCAGGTCTCCGGCGACGCGCTGGTCTACGGCAACGCGTGGGTCTACGGCGACGCGCTGGTCTACGGCGACGCGCAGGTCTCCGGCAACGCGCGGGTCTACGGCAACGCGCAGGTCTACGGCAACGCGCAGGTCTACGGCAACGCGCAGGTCTCCGGCGACGCGCAGGTCTCCGGCAACGCGCTGGTCTACGGCGACGCGCAGGTCTCCGGCGACGCGCTGGTCTACGGCGACGCGTGGGTCTACGGCAACGCGCAGGTCTACGGCAACGCGCAGGTCTACGGCAACGCGCAGGTCTCCGGCGACGCGCTGGTCTACGGCAACGCGCTGGTCTACGGCGACGCGCAGGTCTCCGAAAAATGCAGCCGCACTCCGGTCCTGATTTCGGGTCTGCGCTACACGATCACCATCACCGACGACCACCTCCGGGCCGGCTGCCAATGCCACCTGATCGAGAAGTGGCCGGTGTTCACGAAAGACGAAATCGCGGCGATGGACGGCAAGGAAGCGCTGCGCTTCTGGCCGCAGTTACTGGCGCTACTCGCCACCGTGCGCCCGACCGAAACGGCCGAGGTGGCGAAATGAACCAGACCGCTATCGCGGCGGTCGTCGAGGACCAGGCGCATGCGCTCCTGTCTCCGTCGTCCGCCTACACCTGGATCGAGTGCGCGGCCTCGACCGCCGCGCAGATCGGTCAGCCCGACGAGTCGAGCGAGTATGCCGACGAGGGCACCGCCGCCCATGAGCTCGCGAAGTGGTGCCTCACCGAGAACCGCGACGCCCAGTCGTACCTCGGCAAGATCATCCCCGTCGGCACGGTGGTGATCGCGCGCGACGAGCAAACCGGCGAGCTGATCACCGAGCCCCGCCGCACGTTCGAAGTCGACGAGGACATGGCCGGCTACGTGCAGCTCTACACCGATTCGGTGCGCGAGCGCGTCAAGACGCTCGAGCTGGCCGGCGCGCAGGTGCAGTTGCTGGTCGAGCAGCGCCTATCGATCGAGCACATCACCGGCGAGGCCGAGGCGCGCGGCACCAGCGACTGCGTGATCGTCGCGATCTGGCCCGACGGCCGCGCCGAGCTGGAAGTCCGCGACCTGAAGTACGGGCGTGGCGTCGAGGTGTCGGCCGAGCGGAACTACCAGGCGATGGTCTACGCACACGCGGCGCTCTACGAGCACGGCGAGTTTGCCGACTTCCAGCGCGTGAACATCGTCATCCACCAGCCGCGCATCAAGGACGCCCCGAGCGAATGGGCCACGACGCCAGCCGAGCTCGATGCCTGGGTCGACGAGACGGCGCGTCCCGCCGCGCAGCGCGCCATGCTCTACGTCGGCTCGGAATCGCCGCTGGTGCTGAGCGACTTCAACCCGGGCGAGAAGCAGTGCAAGTTCTGCAAGGCCAAGGCCGTCTGCCCCGCGCTCGCGGCGCACGTCGAGGCAACGATCGGCGAGGATTTCGACACGGTGGGCGATTGCCTGACGCGAGGCGTCGATGCCGGCGCGCCCGATCCGCGCCACGTCGATCTGCTCGACAACGAACGCCTCGGCCTGATCTACGGCTCGCTTGACCTGATCGATAGTTGGATGAAGGCCGTGCGCGGCCGGATCGAGCACGAGCTGCTGCAAGCGCACCCGGTGCCCGGCGTGAAGCTGGTGGCCGGCAGGCGCGGCGCGCGGGCATGGAACGATCCGGAAGCCGCCGAGGCGCTGCTGAAGTCGATGCGGCTGAAGCAGGACCAGATGTACAACTTCAAGCTGATCAGCCCGACCCAGGCCGACAAGCTGCTGCGCCAGGATTCACCCCGTCGCTGGAAGAAGGTCGAGGCGCAGATCGTGCAGCGCGAAGGCCGCCCATCCGTGGCACCGGACAGCGACAGCCGCCCGGCGCTCGTCATCACCCCACCCGAAGACGACTTCGAAGTCGCCGGCACCCCGCCGGACGACGGCTCGGATCTCGCCTAACCCCGCATCACTCTCCACCTGAAGGAGCAAACCCATGAAAGTCAAACTCACGAACGTGCGTATCTCGTTCATCGACAACCTGCGCTCCGCCGCAGAATACGAGAATGGGGACGGCAAGTTCCGCTACAGCGCCTCGTTTCTCGTCGAGCCCGGCAGCGTGAACGACAAGGCGATCAACGACGCGATCAAAGCCGTGGCTGCCGAAGGCTGGGGCAAGCGCGCCGATGCGATGCTGGAAAGCATGCGCGGCAACGCGAACAAGTACTGCTACCTCGACGGCAACACGAAGCCGTATGACGGCTACGAGGACATGATGTACATCACGGGGCACCGCAAGCGCGACGACGGCCGCCCGCTGCTGCTCGACAACGTGGCCGATCCCGAGACGGGCAAGCCGGCGCGCCTGATCGACGCGAACGGCGACTGGCTGCCCGGCAAGGAAGGCCGCATCTACGCTGGCTGCTACGTCAACGCCACGATCGATATCTACGCGCAGACGAAGACGAACCCGGGCATCCGCTGCGGCCTGCAGGGCGTCCAGTTCCACGCGGCCGGCGACAGCTTCTCGGGTGCGAGCCGAGGCAACGAAGACGACTTCGAGGCCGCCGCGCCCGTCGAAGCCGAAGACGATCTCGCATAACGGGGCGCTCGTCTCCAACCGCCGCCGGCGCGGCGGCAAACCCTTCCTCGCTAACCGGTGCTGCCCGTGGGCGGACACGGCGCCGGCATGCGCAAACCGCGAGCGCTGAAATTGAAGGCGGAAAGGTAGGGACGCCGGCACTCAGTAATCCTAAGGAGATTGATGTGGCACCGAAACCGCTTTACATATTCGATCTCGACGGCACGTTGGCTTTGATCGATCACCGCCGACACTTTGTCGAGGGGCAAAACAAGGACTGGCGTGCATTCTTCGCCGCGTGCGTCGACGATGAACCGAACGCACCCGTGATAAAGACGCTGCAACAGCTTAAAGCGGGCGGCGCGGAAATCTGGATCTGGTCAGGCCGCAGCGATGAGGTACGCAGCCAGACGGTGAAGTGGCTTTGCGAAAACGGGTGTTTCGGTGCCACGGGGGTGACGCTCCCGGCGTGGCCGTTCGGGGCGCCTGAGCGTTTCCGCATGCGCGCCGCTGGCGATCACCGCTCGGACGTAGAACTGAAAAGCCAATGGCTCAGCGAGATAGAGCCGCCGGAGTACATGCGTCTGACGGCCGTTTTCGATGACCGCGACTCGGTCGTCGCCATGTGGCGGGCAGCCGGAATTTCCTGCTTCCAGGTCGCGCCCGGCGCGTTCTAGGTTATGCCCCGCCGCTGGAACGTCCGATGCAGCCGCGAGAAATGCAGACGGCGCGCCGTGTTCGCGAAGCACCCGGACGAGTACCAGCGGCCCCGCAAGTGCGAGGGCTGCGGCGGCACTCGCTTCCGCGTGGTACCCGACATGGCGCGTGATCGCGGCCGGCACGAGCTCTGCACCTGCATGGGCTACCTGTGGGGTGACGACTTCACCGCCAGCCGGCCGCCGCATCGTCGCGGCTCGCGCTTCTGCTACTACCGCGCCGACGGCACGCTGCGCATGCCCGGCGACCCCGATTTCGAGGATCCGAACTATGAGCCCGACACGGCAGATGTCGCTTGAGCTGGCCGGCGGCCACCATGCCGGCCCGCTGTTCGTGCCCGTGAAGCGCCGCGCGCCGCTGATCACCTCGGGCTTGATGGCCGGCAAACGCCGCCGGGCCCGGGAGCGCCGCGCGACACCGCGCTGGCTGTCACCGGTGCAGCGCGCCGAGATTGCCCTGCTGTTCTCTGTTGCAGAGACGCTGACGCGCGGCACGGGTGAGCTGCACGTGGTCGACCACATCGTGCCGCTCGACGGCAAGCTGGTGTGCGGGCTGCACGTGCCCTGGAACCTGCGCGTCGTCCACTGGCGCGAGAACGCGGTGAAGGGCTGGCACACGTGGCCGGGCATGCCATTCGAACAATTGGAGATTCCACTATGAGCCCCCATGTCCGAATCCTTGTGCCGATCAGCGGCGGCAAGGACTCTCAGGCGTGCCTTGAGCTTGCACTCCGCCAGTTCGATTCGACCGAGGTGCGCGGCCTCTTCTGTGATACCCAGTTTGAGCACCCGATCACGTACGAGCACATCGACTGGATGCGTGGCTACTACGGCATCCAAATTGACCGCGTTACTGGTGGGTCGGTTCTCGACAAGAGTCGCAAGTACAAACGCTTTCCTGGCGGGGGCGCACGCCACTGCACCGACGAGCTAAAAATCCGCGAGACGCGCATCTATTGCAAGGCTCTGGCCGAAGTTCAAGGTGGCTTTGAAGTCTGGTACGGTATGCGTTCTGCCGAAAGCTCGGAGCGCGAGAAACGCTACGCGGGAAAGATCGACTTCGAGCGCTACGAGCCGCACGAAGTGATGCCGTCGAAGTATCCGAAATACCTTGGCCGCATGGGTGTTCGTTTCGTGCTGCCAGTTCTCGACTGGACTGAAGCCGAAATATTCTCTCAGCTCGAAGGCAGGCAGAACCCACTCTACGAGCATTTTCCGCGTGTCGGCTGCTTCCCGTGCCTCGCGTCTGGCGATCGATTCAAAGAGCGGGCCTTCCAGTTCGATGAGTTCGGGCGCCAGCAATACATCGACGTGCAAACCGTCTCGATCGAGATCGGCAAATCAGTCTGGACGTCCAAAGGCGGTAAAGCCCGAAACGAAGAAGCGAGGTGTGGGCTATGTGCGGAGTGACGAAATGGGCGCCGTATTTTGCATGGCTCCCCGTTAGATCGCTAGACCGGCGCTGGGCGTGGTTTAAACGCGTCGAAAGACGATGGAATTCGGAGCTCAATCCATGGTGCTGGGGTGGTTATTCCGGCACCGATGGGGGCTACGAGTACCGCGCTCGCGTGGAGGTTGGCCCTACATGAAACTCTGGCTCGATCTCGAAACCTTCAGCCCCACCCCACTGAAACACGGCACGCATATCTACGCCGAACCGGCCGAGATCATGATCTGGACGTGGGCGGTGGACGACGGCCCAGTCGGCACCTGGGACGTGACTACGGGCGAGCCGATGCCCGACGAGCTCAACGACGCGATCGACGTGGCCGACGAGTATTGGTGGCAGAACGGTGGGATGTTCGACAGGGTGGTGCTGGCGCATGCGGATCCGGCCACGGCCGCCCGCATGCCCGAGCACAAGTGGCGCGACACGCTGGTCCAGGCGTATGCGCACGGCTTGCCCGGCTCGCTCGCCCTGCTCTGCGATATCTTCAACGTGCCGACGGACGAGGCGAAGGACAAGGACGGCAAGGCGTTGATTCAGCTCTTCTGCAAGCCGCGGCCAGCATACAGCGAGCTGCGGCGCGCCACGCGCGAGACGCACCCCGCCGAGTGGGCCCGCTTCCTCGAATACGCCGGCCGCGACATCACCGCGATGCGCGCGGTCCACAAGGCCATGCCCCGTTGGAATTACCCCAATAACACCACTGAGCTGGCGCTCTGGCACCAGGACCAGCGCATCAACATGCACGGGATCCAGATGGATGTCGAGCTGGCGCGCGCCGCGGTGGCCGCCATCGCGAAGACGCAAAAGGAACTCGCGGCGCGCACGGTCGAGCTGACCGACGGCGAAGTGGCGAAGGCCACCCAGCGCGACAAGCTGCTCGCCCACCTGCTCGCCGAGTACGGCGTCGACCTGCCCGACATGAAGAAGTCGACGCTCGAGCGCCGGATCGCTGACCCCGATCTGCCGGATCCGCTGCGCGAGCTGCTGGCCATTCGCCTCGAGGCCACGATGACCAGCTCGTCGAAGTACGCGACCCTGCTGCGCGGCGTGTCTAGCGACGGCCGGCTGCGCGGGCTAACACAGTTCTGCGGCGCCGCACGCACCGGCCGCGACGCGCACCGGCTCTACCAGCCTGGCAACATGCCGCGCCCCGACGTCGGCCTCATGGCGCGTGAGCTGGGCGTCGCGAAGCTTGGCGACGATGGCGCCGACCGCTACACGGAAATGGGCATCGCCGCGCTGAAAGCGGGCTGCGCCGACCTGGTGTTCAGCAACGTCATCGGCCTGACCGCGAATGTGGTGCGCGGCACGATCGTGGCGCCGCCCGGGAAAAAGATCGTCGTCGCCGACCTCTCGAACATCGAGGGCCGCGACGCGGCTTGGCTGTCCGGTGAGGACTGGAAGCTGCAGGCGTTCCGCGAGTTCGATGCCGGCATCGGCCCGGACCTGTACAAGCTGGCCTACTCCCGCTCGTTCGGCGTGCCGATCGACGACGTGACGAAGGACCGCCGCCAGCTCGGCAAGGTGCAGGAGCTGGCGCTCGCCTACGAGGGCGGTGTCGGCGCCTTCGTCACCTTCACCATGACCTACAAGATGGACCTGGACGACATTCGGGCCGCGGTGTTCGGCGCCCTGGATCTGGTCGATCCCGAGGTGGTCTACGAGTCCCGGAAGATGTGGGATTGGGCGGTGAAGAAGCGGCGCACGCTCGGGCTGCCGCAGGACGTGTTCATTGCCTGCGAGATCCTGAAACGTGCTTGGCGCCGCGCGCACCCGCGCACCGAGTCGTATTGGGAAGAGCTGAAGGACACGGCCACGCAGGCGATCTGCCAGCCGGGCAAGTCGTTCCGTGCACGGCGCGTCATCATGCGGCGCGACGCCGAATGGCTGCGGATCCAACTGCCGAGCAAACGTCAGCTCTGTTACCTCGCGCCGCGCGTCGATGATGACGGCCAGATCACCTACATGGGCGTGAACCAGTACACCCGGAAGTGGCAGCGCACGAAGACCTACGGCGGGAAGATTTTCGAAAACCTCTGCCAGGCCGTCGCGCGCGACGTGCTGTTCTACAACATGCCTGCCGTGGAAGCCGCCGGCTATGACCCGGTGCTGAAGGTGCACGACGAGGCCGTGACCGAGGCGCCGGACAGGCCCGAGTTCAACGACGAGCACCTGTCCAGCCTGATCGCCACCGCGCCCGCCTGGGCCGAGGGCATGCCGCTGGCCGCCGCCGGCTTCACCGCATACCGCTATAAAAAGGAGTAGAGCCGTGGGTGAAATTGCAGACGATCACCTGGACCGCATGTTTGATCGGATGTTTGACGACTACGACGACTACGATCTGCCTTATCGGGCCCGCGCAAACCCGACCTGCAACCGTTGCGGTAAGTCAGGGCTGATCTGGCAACAAGCGGCCAACGGCTGGCGCCTCTACGAAGGCGACCACCCGCATATTTGCAACCCGCCTTCCGAAGACGACTTCGACGTCATCGGCTGAACCATCCCCACCTGCTTAACCGCTGGACGGCCCCGCACTCGGGCCGCGCCGGCGCACATCTGGAGAATCCCCATGCTCGAAAAGACCGTCGAGGCGTACCTCGTCGAGCGCGTGCGCGCGCTTGGCGGCACCGCCTACAAGTTCACCAGCCCGGCGCGCGCCAGCGTGCCTGACCGCATCGTCATCCTGCCGCCCGGCCGGATCTTCTTCGTCGAGCTGAAGCGCCCCGGCGGGAAGCTGACGCGTGGCCAGGAACGCGAGCACGAGCACCTGCGCCGGCTCGGCGCGGATGTGCGGATGCTCGACAGCATCGGCGCGATCAACGCGTTCTTGAACGGCGTTCAGGCTGCCGCCGCTGATGGGCCCAGCACGGACGAGACGATGAGCTTGCGGGTCGCCCTCGACTTCGCCGATAACCCGCGCCCGGTTCACGCGCTTTGCGCGCCCGCTGACACGAATGGCGAACTGTATCGCGCGCTTCGGGTATTGGCTGACGCCTACCGGCGCGCAGCAGTATCGCCGGCCACGGCCGAGCCCTGCGCGCACGACTACGTGCGGTCGGATCGCGTCTGCACCGAGTGCGGCGAGAAGACGGCCACGGCAGATGAGCGGGCGGCTCTGGACATGGCGCTCAAGCTTCGCGCGGCTGGCGTCGCAGGTACGACAGTAGGCGACATGCTGCACGCAGCAGCGGCGATGATAGAAGCCTATGCATCGCAGGCCGCTATCCGCGCATCGCAGGCCGCCGCACCGGCCGAGGCGCGCGAGCCGAGCCGAGTCGGACGTGCGGATATCGTGGACGGCAGAGTCCAGTCGTTCGCGTTCGAACAGACCGACATCCCGACCGGTAGCTACAGCCTGTACACCGCGCCCGTCGGTGTCCCTGCTGATGCGGGAGAGGCGGTGGCGCCCGATCCGATCGCAGCCCTGATCGCGCGCCACGCGGAAGAACTCGACCGGAACGACTACGCTTACTTCGAGCTGGCATACACGCATCAGACAGGCTGGATGGCGTGGATCACCGACAAGCCACTCCAAGGCCCCGTCCTCAACCCCGATCGCAAGGTGCTGGCGCGCGGTCAGGGCGGCACGCCTGCCGAAGCTTGCCGGGATGCGCTCGACGACGCTCAGGCCGCGCAGGGTGGGAAGGGAGGCAAAGCATGAACTGCAACTGCATCAGCGAACTCGAAAAGAAGCTGGCCGAACGATATAGCGCCGAACTGGGCTCGCCAGCCTCGGTCGAGTGCCGAGACGTCGGCTTTTCGATGGCCGCCAATTCCATCCGCGTGATCCATAAAACCGAATTCAAGGTCACTGCTCAGGCAAAAGGCTGGGCGCGCGGCAAAGTAATACCTGTCATCGCAAGCTTTTGCCCCTTCTGCGGCAAGCCTGCAGGTGAGGGAGACACCCGATGAGCGACAAGCTGAGCGACGAGAACGTCATCCCACTGGCGCGCCGCGCGCCGTCAGTCTTCTACACCATCGCGATTGAGCACGGCCCTGACGGCGTGCGCTCGATCAAGATCCATGACGTCGAGGAATCCGACGAGAACCAGCGGCGTGTTGCGGCGGCTCTTCGCGAGGCAGCCGATATGCTCGACGCCCCGGTCGCGCCGGCTATCTCGGAAAGCGAGGATGCGCGGGATGCGGCCCGGTATCGGTGGCTTCAACGGCAGCGCGCACATGTCTGGCATGAAATCGCCGACATGCCGATCAACCGCACCAACGAGCGCATCGACGCCGCGCGCAGGAGAGAAATCGTGAAGCCCCTGATCTACCTCGCGGCTTGCGTCGGCGCGGCCGTGATGGCGCTGAGCCTCGCCGGCGCGCTCGGCATCGGCCACTTCCGGCTCTACTACGGCGCAGACGAGCCGCATTGCATGCGAGGCGTGAGCACATGATCCAGACCACCAAGCCCCGCGCCCGGTGCTGCACATCCGGTTACTGGACGGTCTACGGCCTGCACGGCGCCGCGATTAACTGGACGCTCGACGCGGCGCTCGCGAGCTACTACCGCTGCGTGCTGCACGTGATGACGGAGCGCCGGCCATGATCCAGCGTCGTGTCTACGCCCCATGGGAGTACCAGCGCCTGATCATCGAACACGAACTGCAGATCGCGCGCAGCAACGTCTGGGCCGGCATGGGCCTGGGCAAGACCGTGAGCACGCTGTCGGCCCTGGAGACGCTCTACCACTTCGGGGTCGAGACGCAGCCCACTCTCGTGATCGCCCCGCTGCGCGTTGCACAGTCGACCTGGCCCGACGAGTGCGCGAAGTGGGAGCACCTGTCCGGCATGGAAGTGGTGCCGATCATTGGTGACGCGAGCCGGCGCGCGATGCAGTTGCGCCAGGACGCGTCCGTGTTCTCGATCAACTACGAGAACCTGCCCTGGCTAATCGACTGGTTCAAGCACAACCCTCGGCCGTGGCCGTTCGGCACGATCGTGGCGGACGAGTCGACGAAGCTGAAGTCGACACGCGTGTCGAACCAGCGCAGCAAAAAGGGAACGGAGTTCATCAAGAAGTCTGGCGGCAGCGTGCGTGGGCGCGCGCTCGCCGAGATCGCGCACACGAAGGTCCACCGCTGGGTGAACCTCACCGGCACGCCCAGCCCAAACGGCTTGCAGGATCTCTGGGGCCAACAGTGGTTCGTCGACGGCGGCCAGCGGCTCGGGCGCAGCTACTCGGCGTTCGAAGACCGCTGGTTCCAGTCGATCAAAGGGCAGGCTGGCTATCACCAGACGCGCCCGCTCGCGCATGCGCAGCAGCAGATCCAGCAGGCGCTCGCCGACTGCACGATCTCGCTCGATCCGAGCGACTGGTTCGACCTGCAAGCGCCGATCGTGCGGACCGTCTACGTCGATATGCCAGAGAAAGCCCGGCGGCTGTACCGCGACATGGAGCGGCAACTGTTCATGGAGATCGACGGCAGCCCGGTCGAGGCCGTGAACGCCGCGTCGAAGACGATGAAGTGCCTGCAGCTCGCGAACGGTGCCGTCTACAAGCAGGAGGACGACGGCAGCGACACGGCGCCATGGCACGAGGTGCACGACCAGAAGCTGCAGGCGCTCGACGAGATTGTCGAGGAAGCAGCCGGCATGCCGGTGCTGGTGGCCTACCACTTCAAATCGGACCTGGCCCGGCTGCAGCGCGCGTTCCCCCGCGGCCGGCAACTGGACAAGGATCCGCAGACGATCCGGGACTGGAACGCCGGCAAGATCCCGGTGCTGTTCGCCCACCCGGCCAGCGCCGGCCACGGCCTGAACCTGCAGGACGGCGGCAACATCCTGGCCGTCTTCGGCCACTGGTGGAACCTCGAGGAATACCAGCAAATCGTCGAGCGCATCGGCCCGGTGCGCCAACTGCAGGCCGGCCACAAGCGCCCGGTCTTCATCTACCAGATCGTCGCGCGCGACACGATCGACGAGGACGTGCTCGAGCGCCGCGAAACCAAACGCGCCGTGCAGGACATCCTGCTCGACTCCATGAAACGGAAAGGCATTCGATAGGAGGGTTGCACGTGGACGAACGCGCGCTCAGCCTGCAGGAGGTCGCCGCGATGCTCGGCGTCTCCTATTCGACCATCTACGCCAACCGCGTGGCGATGGGTTTCTTCAAGGTCGGCGCCCAATGGCGGGTGTGGCCTGAAAAACTGAAATCAGTGACGGAGTACAATTCGCCTCGACCGGCGCGGGCGGATGATAGGAGCATTCAATGCCAATCCACAAGCGCAAGGCTTCCGCTTTCTGGTACGTCGATATCCGCACGCCAGGCGGCGGCCGAGTTAGACACTCTACTGGCACGACCGACAAAAGGGAGGCGCAGGAATACCACGACAAGGTGAAACACGAGCTCTGGCGCACGGCGCGCCTGGGCGAACAGCCGGCCTACACGTTCGACGAGGCCGCGGTGCGGCTGCTGAAGGAAAGCGAGCACCTGTCGGACTACACGAATCGCGAGCGGCACATCCGGTATTTCCGCAAGTTCTTCGGCGGCCAGCCCCTGGCGTCGATCACCCGGGACGCGATCTATGCGTCGCTGCCCGAGCGCAACGGATGGGCCACGGTGGACCGGCCGGTGAGCGTCGCGACCAAGAATCGCTACCTCGCGACTATCCGGCTGATCTTCAACGCGGCGGCCCATAAATGGGAATGGATCGACCGGGCGCCGCGGCTGGCCGATTATAAGGTCTCGAACAAGCGAATTCGCTGGATCACGAAGGACGAGGCACGCAGGCTGCTCGACTCGATTTCAGTCGAGTGGATGCGCGATGTCGCGGCGCTGGGGTTCGCCACCGGCCTGCGGCAGTCGAACATCCTGTTCCTCGAGTGGTCGCAAGTCGATCTGGTGAACCGGCGGGCCTGGATCCACCCGGACCAGGCCAAGGCGCGCAAACCGATCGGCGTGCCGTTGAACGACGATGCGGTGGCGGTGATCCGGCGCTGGATCGGCAGGCACCACACCCGGGTGTTCATCCGGGCCGGCAAGCCGATCAAGAACTGGTGCGCGGCGCAGTGGACGGACCAGTGTGCCCGAGCCGGCATCACGAACTTTCGGTTCCATGATGTGCGGCACACCTGGGCGAGCTGGCACGTGCAGGGCGGGACGCCGTTGAATCGCTTGATGGAGCTGGGCGGGTGGGCGAAGTATGAGCACGTCCTGCGGTATGCTCACCTGGCGCCGGACCACCTCGCCGAGCACGCGCAGACGGTCACACTTTGGGATCAGTCAGGCGGTGATCAGCCGGAAACCCGCGCCGCATAA